ATATATAATGAAACTTGAAAACGAGTATTGGTTAATATTAATAGTTATTGTTGCGATTATTATATTCAACGCGATGACTGCTTCTTCTTATTTTAGTCCGTATCACCCTCTAAACTATTTCTCACGCGAATACCCATTTGAAGGATTTGAACCTCAAGGTGATAAACACACCAATAAGGATGGTTCTGAAGATTACGTCGTAAGTGGAATGCCTGGTTATTATGCAGCACCCAATAGTGAAAAAAAACTGGATGATATTTCCACAAAAAAAGGATCCAAAGACATTCAACCTACCAATTTAACTACTACTACCGGATGGATTAATGTAGACGACAATATGAAAAAAATGTTCGAAACACGCGGCGGTAACGCATAAATAAAAAACATCTAAGTAATAATGTTTTGTAATCAAAATATGTATACGTTATTTTCAACGTTTAGATATACAGTCCGAACAAACTCGGGTTCATTTTATCGTTGTGTTTAATCATCGTATCCACATACTCATTTGTAACTGTAAATGGAAACTCTACTTTCATCTTCATATCCTCAAACATCTTATTATCGCTATCTACAAGACGATACAAATTCAGTTTCGTATGGATAATTTCCAAACACCTCTTCAAATTACGAACACCATCTTCTTTGAATGTCAACGCTTCATTTGATATGATGTATTGGAGTGTTTCGTCCGGAATAATCACTTCTTCGGCGGTTATATTCACTTGCTCTCTAATTTTAGGCATCAAATAATCCTTCGCAATAATCATCTTCTCCTTCATATCATACCCCTTTGTTTGGATACGATACATTCTATCACGAAGAATTGGATTGACCTTGCTTTCATCATTATAGCTGAATATAAACAAACATTTACTTAGGTCAAACGAAATGTCTGAAAAGTATTTGTCGTGATATTCGCTATTTTGCGATGTATCTGTCAAGTGTGTCAATATACCGATGATTTCCTCACCCTTTGGTGTATCACTTACCTTATCCAACTCATCAAAGTAAATGATTGGGTTCATCGATTTACATTCCATCAAAATCTGGACGATTTTACCCCAACTACTTCCTTCATATGTATATGAATGCCCTTCCAAGAAACTTGCATCACTATTTCCACCGAGAGCGATGAACGCAAATTCGCGATCCATAATTTTACTGATTCCTTCCTTTACAAGTGTGGTTTTACCTGTACCCATAGGACCCTTAATCGCAATTGCTGTACCCATCGAATTGGGATTTGAAATCCATTGACCCATCATTTGCATAATTTGCATCTTGGCATCATTCAATCCATAAGCACATTTATCCAACGTCTCCTTTGCATTCAACATATATTCTTGGCACTTTTCCTTTCCAGAGTCCAAAGTAATTTCCAAACTTCTATGACGATTGAATGGAATACGCATAAACGCGTCTACCCAATGTTTTAGTTTATAATATTCTGGGTCTCCTGGATCCATATTTTTCAAAACATTCAACTTCTGGAGAGCAATCGCTTTAAATTGTGGAGGAATAGACGATGTTAGCAAAGAAATACGATACGGTTTATCAATATTAATATGCTTATTGATTCGCTTCATTTCCTGCAATACTTGAATCTGCTCTTTATGAGACATTTTTGTCTTGAAATAATCCACTTCATTCGTTCTCTTATCGGAACTATGAATCAACTTGTGGTATTTCCTTGTATTCTTGATACGATTTTCCTTTACCAACTCCTTGATTTGGTCGTCGTAATCAGCAATCGCCTTTGCCAATATCTTGCTTTTAGGACGCTTCTTCAATTTCTCAGTAAGGTCTCTTTTAAGCTCTCGCAATTCAAGATATTCTTTCTCAACAGAATTATCTATGTCATCGTCATCATCCTCACTTTGTTCTTCTTGTTCGGATTTCGGTTTTCTTGTCTTCTTTGATGTCTTCCTTTCATTGTCAAAATTCTCTGGAAGTTCAATCTTCTGATAGTTTTCTTTCATAAATGTTTCCTCGTCATCACTATTACAGTCATATTTATCGTCTTTGGAATTATACGTTTCCTCTCCTCCTGCTCCACCTCCAAGAAGGAATATAATTTCATTTTCCTCTTCTTCAGTTTCCTCTTCGTGATCCTCTTCATCATCTTCGTCTTCCTCAACATATTCTTCGCTCTCCTCATCGCTGCTTTCTTCCTTCTTAGAAACACGCTTGCCCTTTTTATTTTTTTTCACTTTATCGCTCATATACTTGGACGGTATCAACTTCGAAATAATCTCTTGGACGGCGTCGTGTCCCAAAATCTTCTTCTTCGAACTTACCTTTTTGGACTTTTTCTTACCTTTCTTAGTATTTTCTTCATCACTATCCTCTTCATCTTCCTCGCTATCCTCTTCATCTTCATCACTGTCCTCTTCATCTTCATCACTGTCCTCTTCATCTTCATCGTCCACATAGTCGCTATCATCATCTTCATCGTCATCGCTTTCTCCAATGAAATGCTTAATCCAATCCTCATCTTCACTCTCGCTATCCGAGCTATGATACTTCTTTTTTTTCATTTCTTTCTTGGTGTTTCTATTTTTTGTATTTTTTGTATTTTTTGCCTTCGTTTCGCGTGTGCGCTTGGTAGTATCGGTAATTTTCGTCATGCTGGTAATGTATTAATTATGTGCAAATACCATAATCCGTCGTGTTGATTCAATTTTGCGATATGATATTTTTCTTGCTTGAATAAAATTGATTCATAAATGAAATAATATAAACACTATATAATATATAGTATTTAGAAAATGGAACCTTCAAAGGTTATTGGTATCCAATTTAGTATGATGTCTCCCGAAGAAATTCGTAAGAATTCTGTCGTGGAAATCACATCACGAAACACATACATCAACAATAAACCCGACATCGGAGGTCTATTTGACCCACGAATGGGTGTCCTTGAACCTGGATACATATTTCCTACCGATGGATATAATTACATCGATTGTCCCGGGTATTTCGGACATATTGAACTTGCCCGACCCGTATTCTTCATCCAACATATTAAAGAAATTATTAAAATTTGTAAATGTATTTGTTTGAAATGTAGTAAACTCCTCATTAGTAAAAAACATCATACTCATATTTTGGAATACAACGATAGTGACAGATGGCAATATGTCTACAATCATATCAATAAAAACAATATCCACTTTTGCGGAGATTACAACGAGGAGGGTTGTGGTTGTAAGGTTCCTGATATCAAAATGCCGGTTACTTCGTTTGCTACAATTATTGCGGAATGGAAGGAAAAGGGTATCGAAGATGACAACGTTACAATTACATTAACACCTGAAATGATTATCAAAATATTCAAACGCATTAGTGATGATGATATCCATTTTATGGGTTTTAGTCCCGTATGGTCTCGCCCTGAATGGTTTGTTTGTCAAGCGCTTCCTGTTGCTCCGCCTGCAATGCGTCCGTCTGTCAAACATGACGCACAACAGCGTAGTGAAGATGATTTGACACATATTTATAGCAATATCATCAAAGCAAACAACGAGCTTCGCAATAAACTGGAATCGGATGATACAAACTCAAATGTCATAGATGGTCTCACAACTAATCTCCAATATTTCGTAGCTATGATTGCAAATAACAAAGTCAAAGGTTCCGCACCTATGCAACAGCGTTCAGGACGACCTTTACAATGTATTGCCGACCGTTTAAATAGTAAATTTGGGCGTATTCGTGGCAACTTGATGGGAAAACGTGTGGATTTTAGTGCGCGTTCTGTTATTACTGGCGATCCCAACTTGTCTATCAAACAACTGGGTGTTCCAAAGAAAGTGGCGATGAATATTACGAAACCGGTTGTAGTGAACGAACGAAACATCGATTTCTTGACAAAACTCATCCAGAATGGGCCCGATGAATATCCGGGTGCCAAAATCTTACAGCGCAAAAATGGAGAAAATATTTCGTTGCGATATATGGATCGCGATTCTATTCGCCTAGAACACGGTGATGTCGTTCATCGTCATATGATGGATGGAGATGGTGTTCTTTTCAATAGACAGCCGAGTCTTCATCGTATGTCTATGATGTGTCATATCGTGAAAGTTATGAAGAAAGGCGATACATTCAGACTGAATGTAGCAAATACAAAGCCTTACAATGCTGATTTTGATGGCGATGAGATGAATATGCATATGCCTCAGAATATTTTAGCAGAAACAGAACTAAAGCAAATTGCTGCAACCCCTTATCAAATTGTTAGTCCGGCAAGTAATGCACCTATTATCGGTATTTTCCAAGATTCTATGCTTGG